ATGATCGGCACACCCGTCAAGCTTGTCGAAATGGCTCGTGAGGCCACGCTTGGCATGACCGATGAGGAGAAGGTCGCTTTTGCCATTGAGGTCTGTCACGGCATCACCGATCCCGCCAACGGTTCAGCGTTGACAATTGCGTCAAACAGGATTGGCCAGCATGCCCACATGCTCTGCCGTGCTGCTCATGAAAAGGAGCGCGGATGATGAAGTATCATGGAGATGCCAAATCCCCAACGCTACTCACAAAGATCCCGCCCAAGGTTGGTCACGCACCCAAAGGCGGGAACGGCTCCAGCCTGCGTTTGCCTGTAGCGCGGTGCTGGGGCCAACTCAAACGTGCGGTACGCTGGCTGGATGATAGTTGGGTTGGTGATCTGATCGGGGCCGTCAGCCTATTTGGCATCTGCTATCTGCTCCTGCTGTTTGGCTGGGCACTGTCCTGATGCATCACGCCCGCCTGCATACCTCCCCGCGCCTGCGCCGCGCCTTGAAGGTTCTTCAAGAGGCCCGGGGCGAGATCACAACCTACGAGTTGTCAAGGGCGGCAGACATTTGCGCAGTCAATTCGGTCATTGCTGAGCTGCGCGAAAACGGAGCCGAGATCACCTGCCGACAGGCGATCAGGGATGGTCAACGGCTGTTTTACTACCGGCTCAAGAAAAGCCCAAAAGGATGCTAAAGCGTGACGAAAATCTCTGAACCCAAGATCCAGCGACTACCCCTTTCTGACATTGAGGTAGATGCCGAGAACCGGCTGCGGCCTGTGTCGGACGCGGGCGTACAAAGCCTGATCGCCTCGATCGAAGAGTTGGGTGTGATCAAGGACGCGATCCATGTGCGCAAGAAACGGCGCGCTTCCGGTAAAACACTTGTTTTGATGGCGGGTGGACACCGCCTTGAAGCAGCCAGGCGACTAGGCTGGGAGACCATTCCGGCGCGTGTTTGGGCTGATGTCACTGATGACTTTGCCCGCCTGATGGAGATTGACGACAACCTTTCCGGTGCAGATCTGAGTAACCTCGAACTCAGCGTATTCCTTGCTGAGCGCAAGCGCGTCTATGAACGAATGTATCCAGAAACGAAGGCTGGTGTTGCAGGGGGAAAAGCGCGCCAGAAATCAGCAACGGAAATAATTTCCTTTGCTGAAAGTGTAGCTGAAAAGCGTGAGTTGAGCGCACGCCACATCCGCAACTTCATCCAGATTGGCAACGCGCTCAGCCCACGTGAGGTTGCTGAGCTTGCGGCTGCCAAGGAACCTTTGAAGCTCAAAGATCTGATGGCGCTTGCAAAAATTGGAGAGCCGATCGTTCGCGCGGACATCGTCGGTCGCCTCTCGAGCGGTGAGGTCAAATCGGTCGCTGACGCACTGGGCAAACTGCAGCCCGGAAATTCGAACGCGAAGGATCTTGATGCTGTCGCCTTCCAGAAGCTCGCGGTTGCTTGGGAACGCACGCCCATGAAAATGAAGCGCCGCTTTGTCGCCGATCAAAGTGTCGAGTTGCTGAGCCTCCTCAAAGACCTGGATGGAGGACTGTAACGTTGCCTACGCTAAGCCCGGAAAAGGTTTGGTGGACTGCCACCGAGATCGCTGATGCCCGGCTACCAGACGTGCCCAATACTCGGCAGAACGTCGACGCGCTTGCAAAGCGATCGGGATGGCGCGAGCACCCGGAATGGTGTCGCCAACGTTCAGGCAAGGGTGGAGGTTGGGAGTACAACTGGCAGCTCTTTCCGATCGCGTCGCGTCGCAAGCTCTTGAACGATACAAGGCTCCCAGATCAGGCCCGACAGGATGTCGCGCCTGATTTGGCTGATATGCAAGCCTACTACGAGAGCCTGCCCGAAGCCGTCAAAGCCAAGGCGCAACTCCGCAAAAAGGTGTTGTGTGAGGTGCTGACGCACGAGCGCTCGGGCCTGACGCGATTTTTTGCGGTGAGCCAAGTGGCGCTTATGCATGATATCGGCGATCGCACGATTTGGAACTGGTTCAAGCTGGTTAGGGGGCATCCTGAAGCGGATTGGCTCTACCTTCTCGCGCCGCGCAACAAGGCGGGTGCGCGCAAAGAGCCGTCTGCGCAATGCAGCCCAGAGTTTATGGACCATTTAAAGGGTCTGTTTCTGCAGCTTGAAGGCCCGACTTTTGCCCAGGCATGGCGCGATGCCGAGAAGATTGCTCGCAACAACGGCTGGACCGTTCTGTGCGATCGCACCGCGCGCCGCCGCCTGAATGAGCAGGTGCCCCGGGTCGTTCAAGTCTACGCACGCGAAGGCATCGCCGGGCTTGAGCGATGCTTCCCGCCGATGATCAGATCGAAGCTCGACATGCATGCGATGGAGCATGTGAATGCCGACTGCCACAAGTTCGATGTCTTCACGGAATGGGATGACGGCTATATTGATCGCTGCCAGATCGTTGCCTTCCAGGACATCTATTCGGGTAAGGTTCTGAGCTGGCGCATTGACCATACGCCCAACGAGGCTGCAGTAATGTCAGCCTTCGGAGAAATGGTCGAGAACTGGGGTATCCCCGAGCATTGCACCTTCGACAACGGCCGCGAATTCGCCGCCAAATGGCTGAGCGGGGGCGTGAAGACGCGCTATCGCGGCAAGGCGCGTGACGACGATCCGATGGGCGTGTTGCCACTCCTCGGCATTCAAATCCACTGGGCCACGCCCGGCCATGGTCAGGCCAAGCCGGTCGAGCGGACCTTCCGCGACTTTGCCAGCGACATTGCCAAGGACATCCGCTTTGCCGGTGCCTATGTCGGCAATCGGCCAGATGCCAAGCCGGAGAACTACAAATCCCGCGCCATTCCGATCAAAGACTTCATTCGGGTGGTTGATGAGCGCATCAAGGAACATAACGCTCGTGTCGGCCGGATGTCGGAAACCGCGAATGGCCGCAGCTTCGATATAACCTTTGCCGAGAGCTATGAGCGCTCAGCCATTCGCCGTGCCACCGATGAGCAAAAGCGCCTCTGGCTGATGGGTCAGAAGACGCTGACCATGCAGAAGAACCACGGCCGCATTCACGCCTTCGGTAACTATTTCTGGTCGGACTGGATGTCTGAATATGCGGGCAAACGCGTCATCGTCCGCTTCGACATCGAGGATCTGCAATCGGGCGTCTATATCTACGAATTGACCGGCGAGTTCATGGGCTTTGCTCCATGCCAGCTTGCCAAGGGCTTCCGCGACCTCACGGCAGCGAAAGAGAACGCCCGCGCCAAAGCGCAATTCCGCAGGGCGCATCGCAAACTGCTGACGGCCGAGCGTCGCCTCAGTCAGAAAGAGATCGCAGCGCAGCTTGATGCGATCCCGGCCTCTGATCCGGTTGTCCCTGAAAACAAGATCGTGGCTATGCCCAAGGGTGATGCCCGACCCGTGGCCGCCCGCGTGGCGCGTCCTGAATACGAGGACAAGATGACGCCAGAGCAGGAGGCCGAAGTCATCGCCTTCCAAGAGCAGTTCTATGCGGAACAAGAACGCAAGAAGGCCAAAGCTAAGGAAGAAGAGCCGATCGATCGCTATCGCCGCGCTGTGACGCTCGAACGAGAGTTATCAGCCGGGAAGGACATCGGCGCAGGATTGGCCAACTGGCTGCGGGGCTACCAAGGATCCCCGGAATACTTCGCGCATCGCGACATGCACCAAGACGTTGGAGATCACTTCGTGTGGTTTGAGTGAAGCCGCCGCGCGGGCTGCAACCCGCGCGAACGGCAATGAAACGGGCGGCAAGGCCCAGAGACAGGAGGAAAGATGTCAGAGACGAACCAGCTTTACAACAGCGTTGCGCCGCTCAGGAATGTGACCGCCCTGGTCACCCTGATCCATCGCGTCAACGAGCGCGCCTTGGGGTTGCCTGGCATGGCCACTTTCTATGGCTATTCGGGCTACGGCAAGACCACGGCTGCGGTTTACGCCGCAAACAAGTTCAACGCGCTCCAAGTTCAGGTCAAAGAGAGTTGGACGGGCAGGAAACTGTGCCAAGCGATCCTTGGTGAAATGAGCCTTCAGCCAGCCAAGACGATTGCCGATATGGTCGATCAGATCGCCCAGGAGCTGATGTTCTCCGAAAAGGTGCTGATCGTGGATGACGCGCAGTATCTGGTCAAGCGCAGCATCATCGGGATCCTGCGGGACATCTATGAGAGCAGCGGTAACACGATCATTCTGATCGGCGAAGAGAACCTGCCGCAGGATCTACAACGCTGGGAAAACATCCATGGCCGCATGCTGGACTGGGTGCCTGCATTGCCCGCGTGCATGGCGGACCTCGACCATCTGGCGACCCTGTATTGCGCGGATGTGGCGCTTGATCCTGCTTTCAAGGAACACCTGCTCAAAGCCTCACAGCATTCTATTCGCCGCGTCTGTGTAAACCTCGGTCGCGTTGCCGAGTTCGCCCGGACTCGGGGCGTCGAGCGAGTGGATCTTTCGACGTGGGGAGATCAGGCGTTCTTCGCCTGCGCCGCGCCCAAGCCTCGGAGGGAGCTAGCATGAGCGATTTTCAGTTCAATGCTGATGTGCTGCGTGGACAGATGGCCGAAGCCCTCCTCTACGCCGACGAAGATCATACGATGTGGGTAGTCGCTGAATTCGCGGAGCGCGCTGACCCCAAGAGCGTTGAGAACCTCGCCGCGTGTTTTCAGCCTCATGAGCATGATCGCTCAGAAGTCGTCGCGTTCTTGCGCAATCTCGCCGACCTCATTGAAGCGGAGGGGAAATCAGTATGACCCGTAAACCTATCGATCAGTTGAACAAAGAACCAAAGCCGCAGGGCATGGACGGCGTCTGGGCCGAAATCCGTCGCCTGAACACCTTCACCAAACGTGAAATCCACGAGAACACCGACATCCATAACAAGACGATCACGGACTACGTGAAGCGTCTCATGGCAGGCGGTTACGTTGAGGAGCATTCCACCTTCGAAGACAGTGGCCGTTACGTCCTGGTGCGTGATGCAGGAATTCATCCACCGCGCATTCGGCCTAACGGTCAGCCCGTCACCCAGGGCAAAGGTACGGAGAATATGTGGCGGTCAATGCGGATGCTCGGGCAGTTCACACCGCGCGACATCATGGTGCATTCGACCACCGACACCGTGTCTGTCACCGAGGCTACGGCAAAGAGTTATTGCTCGATGTTGCTGAAGGCTCAGTATCTGCGCGTTATCCAGAAGGCCGTGCCCGGCAAGCGGCAGGCCACCTATAAGTTCGTGCGTTACACCGGGCCGCTGCCTCCCCAAATCCAGCGCGTGAAGCAAGTCTTCGATCCGAATATCCGTGAAGTCACTTATTATCCGGGAGCCGCCCAATGAGCGCGCCCTTGGAAACCGTGACACAAAGCTGGGGCGCAGATGCGCCGGATTGGGTGATCCGCCTCGCCGAAGAATGTTCAGCCAGTTCGCAACGTCAGGTGGCCGGTCGTCTCGACCGCTCGGGCGCATTGGTCAACCAAGTGCTGAAGAACAAATACAACGGCGATCTGGCCGCTGTCGAAGACTGCGTGCGCGGCGTGTTCATGAACGGCACGATTGAATGCCCGGCGCTCGGATCAATACCCTCGAATGAATGCCACGACTGGCGAAAGAAGTCCCGCCAGTTCGGTAACGCCAACATGCTGCGCGTCCGCATGTTCCGTGCCTGTAATCACTGCCCTCGAAACGCAAGGGAGAGCCAATCATGAGCGATTTGCATTCCAAGATCGTGACACTTGCCAAGAAGCGTATCCCACCGACACAGATCGCCAAGCTGGTAAAGTGCTCGCAGGACAAGGTCTATTCTGAAATCCGTAAAGCGCGCACGCGGGGTGAGGTCATCCCGTATTTCAAAACAGCGATGACCGAGACTTCCAAGCGCCCCGGTTCCTCAGTGGTCTTGCCTGATCGACTTCATGAGCTTTTGACACTTTACGAGCAGACCAAGGAGTTGACCCCTGGCGAAGCTGCTACGTCTCTCCTTGAGGCAAGCCTGCTTTCGAAAGCGGTGTCTCATGGCTGAGCGTTGGACCGAAGCAGAGATGCTTGGCTTAGCTGCCAGCGGCGTCACCAAGGTGGACCTGCTCGGTCAACGGGGCACCACGCTGGTGACGTGTGAGGAGGTCGCCGCGATGGCTGCGGTGATCGCCCTTTCCGGCACCCTCTCGCCTGTCGATGCTCGGATCGACGCGGGCACATACCCTGAATTCAGAACCACACGAAAGGAACGGACATGATCCCCGAAGGATACATGCAAGACGCCCAGGGCAACCTTGTACCGGAAGCGAAAGTGAAACCGGAACACAAGCTCGAGGACGAGCTGGTGCGTCGTCTTGCCGGGTCCGCGCAGTCGCTCCGTAATTCCCTGTCGGCCTTTAAGGGATCTGCACTGGATGAGGCGGATGCCTTCCGCGCCCTGGTCGCCGAGAAATATGGTGCGAGCAAAGGTGGCGCGAAGGGCAACATGACCTTGCGCAGCTTCGACGGAAAGTTCGAGATGCAGGTGGCTGTCTCCGATAACCTGTCATTCGGACCGGAGCTGCAAGCCGCTAAGGAGCTGATTGACACCTGCGTCGAGCGCTGGTCGGAGGGTGCAAACGACAACATTCGTGCGCTGGTTAATCACGCCTTCCAGGTCAACACGGAAGGCCGCATCGACACTGGCCGCGTGCTGGGATTGCGCCGCCTGGATATCGACGATGCCGAATGGAAGCGCGCAATGGATGCGATCTCAGACGCGGTGCGCGTGACCAGTTCCAAGACTTACATCAGGTTCTACGAGGTCGATACAGAGACCGGCATGCGCCAGCCAATCCCGCTAGACCTGGCGGCGGTGTGATCCATTGAAAACCTCCCGCTCGCTCCAGCAACAAATCCACATCGCATGTCGCGATCTCGGCCTTGATGCCGACGCCCGTCACAATATCCAGATCGCGGCCTGCGGTAAGGCATCGATGCGCGACATGTCGGAAGCGGACCTGCAACTTGTGGTCAATCACCTGAAAGAGCGCGGTTGGAAAGGCGGGTTTAAACGGGGTGTTAAACGGCGCGATTACAAGGCCGCGCCCCGTGGCGATTTGCGCCTCGTGCATGTACTCTGGCGCAAGCTCGGCGAGGCAGGTGCCCTGCACGAACCCGGTCGCGCTGGCCTCAACAAATTCATCCGCTCGCGCTTTGAGGGGACATGGAAGTCGGTACCGATCGACGTGGACACCCTGCGCGACCATCGCCAAATCAGCCAGATCATCAATGCGCTGAAGGACTGGTGCGCCCGTGAAGGTGTAGAGCTGAAGCGGTGAAGAAACCCGTCGTGCATATCACGGATCACGCCCTGGTGCGGTATCTCGAGCGCGTTCTACTGGTTGATGTCGAACGCCTGCGCCGCCGGATCGGCCGCAAGATTGACGCGCTGTTGATCGAAGAACTGCCCGATCCGAGCGGCGTTACTGTGAATGGCGTCACTTACAAGCTTCGGGGCAAAGCCGTCACGACCTGCGTACCCGTCAAGAAACGCACCCGTCGAGGGCAACGGCGGCGCAAATGAACAAGAGCTTCAAGCCATATCTGCCGGGTGTGCTGGCCATGATCGCAGAGGAGATCAGCGAGCAGGTTGCTGTGCGCTTGGCAGAGGCGAGAGGCGGACGGGCCGTATATGTGCCCAAGACACCCAAGCCTGGTTCTGAACTGTCGCAGATCGTAGGCCTCGAGGCTGCCAAGCAACTCTCCAAGCTGCTCGGGCATGGAACGCTCAAGGTACCTTGTGGCAATATCGGCGGTGCTGGTGGACGGCGCGCACGGATCGAGACGCTATGGCATCAAGGTCTCAGCCATGCCCAGATTGCTGCCGAGGTTGACGTGCACACGAGAACTGTGGAACGTGTTGTCGCGTCACTGCGCGACGACAGTGAACCCAAACTCCCCTTTTAGCGCCAAAGACGAGTGATCCCGACAACTGTCGGGGCGCGTCTCGAACGCCCGATTGCTTAGGTTCCTCCTCAAGCAAACGGAGCAAACGAGATGAAGTCTGTCAGACAAATCGCGGAAGAGATTGTTGCGCGCGAAGGTGGCTATGTGAATGACCCTGATGATCCGGGTGGAGCCACAAACTTCGGCGTCACCATTCACACCATGCGACGATTGGGCTTGGACCTGGACCGCGATGGAGATGTCGATGCACGTGATGTGCGGGCGCTGAAACGCGACCAAGCCGTTGATATTTTCATCCGCCATTATTTTGAGAAACCGCGCATCAACCTGTTGCCCGAGCCGCTGCAAGCATCGGTTTTCGACATGTATGTGAACGCAGGCAGCAATGCGGTGAAAATCCTGCAACGGCTACTGAGTGAATTCCAGGAGCCGGTCACCGTCGATGGCGCGCTCGGACCTCAGACTGCAGCCGCCGCGAGACGGGCATTTGCCAAAGCCGGTGTCCATTTGGTCGACGCTTATGGCATCGCCCGGCGCAACTACTATTTCCGGATCGCTGACCACCGCGCAGCTTCGCGCAAATACGCCCGTACCCGCGCTGGCGGTAAAGGCGGCTGGATTCGACGCGCCGAAGAGTTCATCAGCGCGCAATTTCACATGAGCGATTCAGAGTTTCAGCGGAGGGTTTCGGCATGGGCATGATCGGACGGATTTTGACAGGGCTTTTCGGCGGCGGTCGGAATGTGGTGGCCGAGACGGCCGAGGTGTTCCGCGTGAACGCGGAGGCCAGCGCACAGCGGCAATCGGATTATGCTCAGGCCGCGCTGGCGCAATTCGGCACGGAGTTTCAGATTGAGCGCAAGGGGTGCTTTGACCGCTTCATAGATGGTCTCAACCGATTGCCGCGCCCGCTGATGGTCGTGGCGACATTCGCGCTGTTCGCATCAGCGATGTTCGATCCGATCTGGTTTGCGGAGCGGATGCAGGGGTTGGCACTGGTGCCGGAACCACTCTGGTGGCTCGCAGGCACGATCGTCGCCTTCTATTTCGGTGGCCGTTTCCAAATCAAGGCGCACGAGTTCCAGCAAACAGTGGCTCAGGCGACAGCGATGGTTCCGCAGGTCATGGAGAACATCAGCCGTCTTCGCGCGTTGCGGCATGATAGCCCCGGTGTGGCCGACACAGGGACAGATACTGAGCTGACCGTTGCGTCGATCGAACCCAGCGACAACCCGGCCGTCCAGGCTTGGCGGGAGGCATCTGCGTGACACTAGACATCGACACCGGTCTGAAGCTGGCAAGTTTCGGACTATCTATTGCCGCCATGGTCTATGCCTTTTTCGTCAACCGGCGAAAGGATGTGGATGAGCGTTTCCGAGAAGGCTCCAATCGGATGGACCGCCACGAGAACCGGATCGCGACGATTGAGCAGACCGTCCAGACCATGCCTGGCAAGGACGACATGCATTCCCTTCAACTCGAGCTGGTCAAGCAGACCGGCTCTCTCAACGAAATGCGCGCGGTGATGGAGGGCAATGCCAAGATCATGGCACGCCTCGAGGCCATTGTGAGCCGCCATGAAGATCACCTACTCGAGGGAGGTAAAGGTAAATGAACGACTATGTAGGCACCCTTTCCAAACACCGTCGCCTGACAATCCTAAAATTCCTCTTGGACAGCCCTGAATACACCTCGAACGCCTCAATCATGGTCGAGGTTTGCAATACTTTCGGCGTCACTTCCACGCGTGACCAAGTGGCCGGTGAAGTGGCCTGGCTGAAAGAGCAAGGCATGGTGACGTTCGAAGATCATGGCGACTTTATCGTTGTGACCGCCACGACGCGCGGTGTCGAGATCGCCCAGGGCAAAGCCCGCCATGACGGAGTGCAGCGTCCTCGACCGGGAGTGTGATATGCCTCCTCGCCGCAAGATTGATTTGTTGCCGAGGGAGTTTCGGCAATGGCTTCAGGATGAGCTGAAGGACCGAGGTTTCTCAGGTTATGACGAGCTGACGGAAGCGTTGAATTTCCGTCTTGCTGATGAAGGTCTGGAATTACGGATCGGCAAAACGGCTGTTCACGCATATGGTCAGGAATTCCAGCAATACGCGGCAATGCAAGAGCAAGCCCAGGATGAAATCCGTGCCTTCCTTGAAGAAGCCAGCCTGAAGGAAGAGGTCGATGTGACCTCGGCGCTGTTTCAGCAGCTCACCACGATCCAGTGGCGCTTGCAGATGATGATGGCGGATCCCGATCAACTTCCCGACCCGCGTGGTATGAAAGACCTGACCACCGCGCTTAACAACCTGATCCGGTCAACCAGCCTGCGTGACGGCATCTTGAAAGCCGAACGTGCCGCGCAATCCGAACGCTTAGACCAAGCGGTGGCCTCCGGGCAGATTGATCGCGCCGCCGCTGAGAAGGCTCGCGAGATCATGGGGTTTGGTTGATGTCCTATGACGACGAGAACTGGTGGGGGGAGCGCCACGGTTATGAGGTACACGTCGACAATGAGATCGGACACCTGTGGGTCATCCATGATGGCAAGGTCACCTGGGATCAGCTTCAGGCGATCAAGAATGAGGTGTGGGGCTGTGATGCCCGCGCGATCGAAGTCTACCCGGCCGAGGGTGATGTGGTAAATTCACTGCACTGTCGTCACCTCTGGCGGCTCGGCCCCGCCGATTTTGCACCTGACCTGCTCGGCAACGATCAGGCACAAGACAGCCTTGCCGCACGCTACATGAGTGCCTGGGCCGAAGCTCGCGAGGCAGGCGCATGAGTGTGGAGCCGGTCATTGACTTTCTTCCTTATCAGAAGGCGTGGATAAAGGATAAGTCCCGCTTCAAGGTTGGTATGATGACGCGCCGTGGGGGCAAGACGTTCGCGACCTGCGGCGAAGCTGTTGACGACTGTACTCAGGCCGAGATTGAGGGGCGCAAAGAACGCTGGACAATTCTCAGCCGATCGGAGGGCACGGCCAAAGAGGCGATCGAAGATGCCGTAAAGCCGATGACCAAAGCATATTATTCGGTCTACTCGACGCTGGCCAAGCATGGGGAACCCGAGTTCAGCGAAGAAGACTTTATCGTCCCCGCCCACACCAAGACCCTCAATCAGGGCGATCGCGTGTATGAAGTCCATGTCGAGGAAGCAACATACAAAGTCCAGGAAGTGCGCTTTCCCGGCGGTTCCAGAATATCTGCCATATCTGCGTCGCCGGATGCTGCCCGTGGTTATGGCGGCAACCTCATTCTTGATGAGTTTGCCTTTCACCGAGACAGCCGCAGGATCTGGGCCTCGGCTTTCCCCGTTGCCGCACGCGGGAACCATAAGATCAGAGCTATTTCGACACCAAACGGTAAAGGGAACAAATTCTACGAATTGATGACCACCACAGAAAATGGTTGGTCCAAACATCACGTCGACATTTACGAAGCCGTTAAACAGGGCCTCGATGTTGATCCAGATGAGCTGCGAAGGGCGCTGAACGACGAAGACGCCTGGGGTCAGGAATTCGAACTCAAGTGGATGGATGCTGCTTCTGCGTGGCTGACTTACGATCTGATCTCGTCTTGTGAAGATGTTCGCGCGGGTCATCCTTCTGTTTACCGAGGCGGTCCATGCTTTGTTGGCGTTGATATTGCCGCGCGCAACGACCTGTTTGTGATCTGGGTTTGTGAGGTGGTCGAAGGACAGCTCATCACCCGCGAGATTATCGAAGAGAAGAAGATCAAGTTCTCAAAGCAGGATGAGTTACTTGCCGGTGTTTTCCGGCGGTATCGTGTTGTGCGGTGCTGCATGGACCAAACCGGCATGGGCGAAAAGCCGGTCGAAGATGCGAAGGCCACCCATGGCGAGGATCGGGTGGAAGGCATCTTGTTTGGCGTCGCATCCAAGCTTGATCTTGCAACCGGTCTGAAAGAGACAATGGAAGAAAGAGGGCTTCTTATCCCTGAAGGCCAGCCTCTTCTGCGTGCCGATTTGCATGCAATAAAATCAACTGTCGGCGCGACAGGTGTTCGGCGGCTTGTCGCGGACGGGGATACGGATGGTCACGCCGACCGTTTTTGGGCCGCAGCCTTAGCCGTTGAGGCGTCCCAGACAGAGTATCAACCCTATGTTTATCGCCCTGTCCCACCAGGTGGGGGAAAAGATGTGCGCCGCCCGATTAAGCTGACGGCCGGGTTCCGGACACAGAAAGGAGTGTGGTGATGGCTTATCAACTTGTGGACCAATATGAGCGCCCGGTGCGCAAGAAGCTTCTGACCGAGCGTATTGCTGAACCAGGCATCACATCCATTCGCACGGCATGGGCGCACTCTGTTGCATCCGGCCTTACACCATCTCGTCTGTCATCCATACTGGCAGCCGCCGCAGAGGGCAGCCTCTATGATTATTTGGTACTGGCCGAGGAGATGGAGGAGCGCGATGCGCACTATGCCTCCGTGCTGGGTGTGCGCAAGCGCGCCGTCTCCGGTGTCGCCCCGATCGTCGAGCCTTCCTCTGATGATCCGCGAGACGTGAAGATCGCTGATGATGTTCGGACCAATCTGGCCCAACATGACAGCTTCACCGATCTGGTTGAGGATATGCTTGATGCGCTCGGCAAAGGTTTTTCGCAGGTCGAGCTGATTTGGGGCCGTGGCAAACGCACTTGGTGGATCGAGGAATTCATTCACCGGGATCCCCGCTTCTTCATGTTTGATCGAGATACCGGCCGGGAAGTGCGCCTGATCGATGAGAGTGACATGGTTAACGGGCTGGCGCTCGAGCCGTTCAAATGGATCAGCCACAAGGCCAAACTCAAGTCCGGGTTGGTCGGCCGAGGTGGTTTGGCGCGCCTCATTGCTTTCGGTTGGATGTGTAAGAGCTACACCCTGAAAGACTGGATCGCTTTCATTGAAACCTATGGCCTGCCGCTGCGCCTTGGCCGATATGGGGCCAGCGCCACTGCCGAGGATGTCGAAACGCTCTTCACTGCTGTTGCCAACATCGGCACCGATGCTGCCGCCGTTTTGCCTGACAGTATGCGGATCGACTTCGAGCAGATCGCCGGTGGCCCAGGCAATGACATCTTCGAGAAACTGGCACGCTGGGTAGATGAGCAGACATCGAAGGCGGTGTTGGGTCAAACCATGACCTCGGACAATGGCTCCTCAATGGCGCAGGCGCAGGTGCATAACGAGGTGCGCCATGACGTAGCTCAGTCAGATGCGCGCTCGGTTTCCGGCACGCTGAACCGCGACTTGATAAAGCCCTATGTCGATCTCAACTACGGGATCCAGGAGCGTTACCCCCGTCTGTCGATCCTCGTCGAGGAAGTCGAAGACACTGACATGATCATGAAGAACGCCTTCCGCATGATCAGCCAGGGCCTGCGCGTCAAACAATCGGAGCTGCGATCCAAACTGGGCTTTTCCGAACCGGACGATGACGACGAGGTGATCGGCGGTGTGAAGCCAGCGGCCAAAACAGCCGAGGCGCGTAACCGGGCAGAGCCGGATGACCCATATGCGGATCTCGACGAGGTGGAGGATGATCTCTTTGCCGATTGGGAGGAGGTCATGGGCGATGTGCTGGAGCCTGCGCTCGCGCTTCTGGAAGGGGCATCCAGCTATGACGAGGCCCGCAGGATCATCTCGGATGCTTTCCCACAGCTCGGCGATAAAGCCATGATTGAATCCCTCGTTAAAGCCTCTGTTAAATCCCGTGCGTCTGGCGAGGCCGAGGATGACTGAGTTCTCGGATAAGCCGGGCTACGCATTCAACCCTGGTGCGCCGCCCGAGGTGGCGTCCTTTTTTCGCAACAAAGGGCTACGGCCGAGTTTTGATTGGCAGGATGTCGAACCTGAAGAGCATGCCGTGGCTTTCTCGGTTGCCAAGGCCATGCAGGTCGATGTGCTGGAGGCGATCCAGGGCGCATTGCAAGAGGCTATCGACGAAGGCATTCCCTATGAGCAGTTTGCCAAAGATTTGAAGCCACGCTTGCGCAAACTCGGCTGGTGGGGCGTTAAAGAACAGGTTGATCCGGTCACTGGCGATGTGCGCAAGGTACGGCTTGGCAGTCCGCGCCGTCTCAAGACAATCTATCGGGCGAACATCCGGTCGGCCCGTGCTGCAGGTCAGTGGGATCGCATCCAGCGCACGAAGGACGCCTTGCCCTATCTGATCTACCTGCTTGGCCCCAGCGAAAACCATCGTCCGCACCATGAGGCCAAGGAAGGTCTGGTGTTGCCCGTAGATGACCCGTTCTGGCAGAGTTGGTATCCGCCCAATGGCTGGGGTTGCAAATGCCATGTGCGCCAGATCACCAGGCGCGAGGCCGAGCGACGCGGGATCTCGGACAGCCCGGAGATCCCGATGCGAGAAGTCTTCAACCGGCGCACTGGCGAAATCAAGCGCATCCCTTCCGGCATCGATCCCGGCTGGGAGATGAACCCCGGCCTTTACCGTCAGCGCCAGATGGAGCGCTTCCTAACGGGCAAGTTGGATGCGGCCGATCCGGCAGTTGCGGGTGCTGCCGCGCGGGACATGGCCGCAAGCTGGCGGCTGCGGCGCATTCATGAAGGCAGTGCTAAGGGCGCTGTCCCTGTGGCAGTGTTGCCCGATGAGCTAGCCTCAGCGATCAGCGCGCGCACCCGCGTCGTCCAATTCTCCGACTACACCGCCGAAAAGACCCGGCGCAAACATGGCGAGGCGACAGCAGAAGAGTTTGTCCGCGTGGCGGATCTGCTAGAGACTGGCTCAGTGGCTCGGGAGGTCTCCTCCACCGGCACGGAAAGTCTGATTATCGAAGGTGGTGCCGATCGGCGTTGGCGTCTGGTGCTGAAACGCACGGTGGTGGGTGATGAGATTTTCCTCAGCACCTTCCATCGAACAACGCTGGCCAAATGGCGCAGACTTCTTGAGCGCGATGGCGTCGATCTGGTGAGGGAATAAAGCGTCTGGAAGGACGGTGTCTCCTTCGCGGCTCGAGACCGGCTGCCCGCTTGGCTCAGACGCAATCCAAGCATAAGCAATCTGCCCCGGATTTTCAACCGAACCGACCCTGTCATGGAGCGGAGCCTCAAACGTGGGCAAGGGTCTATACAAGCTTCGCCGTTAAACAGGGTTTAAACGGGTCAGGAGCGACCTTGAGAAAAATTCCGGCCCACAGTAGCGTCTGACCAATGATGGCCCTCTCCGGCCCTCTGAGCGCTTGACCCAAAACCATCACTGACACGCAGTCTTACCCCCGACAACTGTCGGGGCGCAATCGCTTGTAGGAGCGGGGCATTGTCGCCCCATGACAGTGAACACTTCCGTGCAAACAATAGCGTTGGCGCTGAATGCGTCTGGTGATGCTGTGCCAGACTGGATTCAGCTCACACCGGCAGGCCCAGACATTGAGGGGCGTGACGGTCGCAAATGGGTTTTGCCGAACCCCGAAGAGGTCGTCGCTGCGTTCAAACGCAACGCTGCGGATCTGCCTGTGGACTTCGAACATGCCACGCAAGTGAAAGGTCCCAAGGGCGAAGCGGCCCCTGCGATTGGCTGGATCAAGGATTTGGAAGTTCGGAGCGGCGCGATCTGGGGCCGTGTCGAATGGAACGAAGTTGGTCGACAGGCCATTGCATCCAAAGGCTATCGCTACATCAGCCCTGTGTTCACTTTCAAAAAGGCTGCAGGCGACATCCTCAAGATGCTCTCTGCCGGTCTGACCAATCAACCCAACTTGCAACTCGCCGCTCTCAATACTGAGGGCGATCAGGAGGAACCTGCCATGAACAAGGCGATCCTTGAGGCCCTTGGCCTGTCTGAGGGCGCATCTGAAACGGATGCCCTGACGGCGATCAACAAGCTGAAATCCGACGAGGCCACCGCGCGCAATCGCGCCGAAAATCCCGACGCCTCAAAATTTGTGCCTCGTGCTGACCACGATCTCGCGTTGAACAGGATCAAGAAGTTCGAGGACGCCGAAGTAGAACGCGAAGACGAAGCAATCAACACTGCCGTCGACGCTGCCATTGAGGCGGGCAAAATCGCTCCAGCCAGCCGTGACTATCATGTAGCCGCCTGCCGCGACGAAGGCGGTCTCGAACGCTTTCAGAAGATGGTCGAGGCCAGCCCCGAGATCGCTGCCAAAAGCGACCTCGATGGCAAGAAGGTCGAAGCCCAAAACAAAACCGCTCTAACCGACGAAGAGCTGGCCACCTGCCGTGCCCTGGGGATGACCGAAGAGGACTTCGCCGCCGCCAAGGCTGACGAGAACAAGGAGTAAACCGCCATGATGGTCACAGCCGCATCCCTCACCGCCCTTCAGGTCGGTTTCAAGAAGAACTTCCAGGACGCGTTCACCGCAACCCGGCCTGACGCTGACTTCACCAGCGTCGCCACGGTGATCACTTCGACTTCCAAGTCGGAAACCTATGGTTGGCTCGGCAAGTTCCCGAAGATGCGGGAATGGGTCGGTGCCCGCGTGATCAAGGACATGGAAGCCAAGGGCTACACGATCACGAACAAGGACTTTGAGTCCACCGTTGGCGTCGAGCGCAACGACATCGAGGACGATAACTTGGGTGTCTATGGTCCACTGATGCAGGAGATGGGGGTTAGTGCCGCGCAGCAGCCTGACGACTTGACCTTTGGCCTGATGGCCCAGGGTCGCGTTGAGACTTGCTATGATGGCCAGTACTTCTTTGACGGTGACCATCCCTCGTTTAACGAAAACGGCGATGCAATCACCGTCTCCAACGTCGATGCTTCCGGCGCGGTTGGAAACCCCTGGTGGTATCTGCTCGATGTGACCCGGCCGTTGAAGCCGATGATCTATCAGGAACGGAAGAAGCCCCAGTTCGTTGCGAAGACCGATCCGCAGAACTCCGATCATGTCTTCATGAATAAGGAGTTCCTCTACGGCGTCGATGCCCGCAGCAATGTGGGCTTCGGTCTCTGGCAGATGGCCTATGCGTCGAATGCGGCGCTTGATGGCGACAGCCTGGACGCGGCGATCGAGAAGATGCGCGGGCTGCGCGATAGCAACGGACGCCCGCTGGGCATCAAGCCGAGCCTGATGGTGGTTGGTCCCAAGCTGCGCTCCGCTGCAAACAAGACCGTCAAGGTCATGCTGGGCGCAGGCGGTGCGTCGAATGCCAATTACGAGGCGGTCGATGTTCTCGACACGCCGTGGGTCGCGTGAGGAGCTGAGCTATGACTGGTAAGTTTCTAATTGCTGCCACCGTCGCCGCTGGTTTCTGGCGCTGCGGTCGGCATTTCACCGAAAGTGGCATCTTGGTTGATGCAGCCGACTTCACCGACGAGGAGTGGGAGCGCCTGAAGGCCGAGGTCAAACTTCGCATCAAGGAGGCATCGGACGACGATGCCGCCGCGATCAAGGAGCGGCTTGAGAAGATCGCTGAAGCGGTCTCCGCGTTCTCAGCCGAGGACTTCCAGCGTGACGGTAAGCCCAAGCTCGACAGCTTGAACGCCCTTTTGAGCGACGAGCTGGGCAAGATCACAGGCGCAGAACGCGACCGCGTCTGGGTCGCCATGACAGAAAACGGGTTCAAAGCACCAACTGCTTCGAGCTGACCAATACCTGAGAGAGGGGCAACTGGTCCGGGCCGCAAGTCCGTCAGCACCCATAGACCGCCGGTTTGAAAGCACCCTCGGGGCACCGGCGCAGGGGACGCCAAGAGTGTAGCGCAAAGCGAAGCCCCCAACACGCCACGACCTGGGCATGTCAGAAAACTGCCCCCGAATTCAAACCCGACACGCGGGCGAGCAGACATCCCCCAGGTGGCGCGCGTCGGATCAGCCCGGTCGGCGGAATGGCAGCACCGCTGGCCGGGTAACTCAAACAGAGGAAGATCATGGCCTACGCCACGCAGCAAGATATCATCACGCTCTATTCCGAGGACGCGCTCTATGTTGCGGATCGGGATGGTGATGGTGTGGTTGATGCCGATGCTGTGACCCGCGCTTTGACCTCAGCCTCTGGCGAAATCGACAGCTTTATTGGCGTGCGCCACTCCCTACCGCTAGATTTGGCTGATGCGGTCGCAGCCCAAGAGCTGTTGAAGCAGTTCTGTGTGGATATCGCGCTCTATCGGTTGGCGTTGTCCCGCGATGTACTCTCTGAAGAACATCGCCGCCGCTACGAAGACACGATCAAGCACCTCGAAAAGATCGCCAAAGGCACCGCGTCCTTGAACCTGCGTGGTCCTGTGGATCCCAACACCGGGGAAGCCACTCACACCTCACCCCGTCCGATCGTGGCCGGTGGGCCTCCGCGTGTGTTCACACGCGAGAAAATGCGGGGTCTGTAAGCATGGCTGGTGTAACTGCATCCCTGACGACCGAAGGACTTGACGCGGCAATCAAGCGGCTGAGCCGTCTCGAAGGTTTCCAAATGGCCGAGTTGACCGACGCGGCCGGTGCAATTCTGGAAAGCTCCACCCGCAATCGCTTCGACACTAAGACCGCCCCGGATGGTGCGGCCTGGGTGCCTTGGTCCGAAGCCTATGACGACACCCGCGAAGATCGCCATTCGCTGCTCGTTGAAGAGGGTGATCTACGCGACAGCATCGCCAGTTACTCAAGCGGCGGCGAAGTCCATGTGGGATCGAACCTGATTTACGCCGCGCATCATCATTTTGGCGGCGATGAGATCGGCAGCGGGATCCCAGCGCGTCCTTATCTCGGGATCTCCGATGAAGACGAGATCGATCTGGCTGATCTGGTCACCGGCAAACTGGAGGAGCGTCTGCAATGAGCGACACACTGCTTTCCGACCTGCCCAAGACCGTCAGCACAATGGTTAAGTCCTTCATGCCTGATCTGGCCGAATGCAAACCGCACGCGGGCAAATTCTCGCTTGAGGAGTTGAAGCGCAAAGGTTTGCCGTCGCCCTCGGTCCTGGTCTCGGTTCTGGGTGCAAAGCAAGACACCACTTATGCCGGACACGCCAACACCTTCATGTTGCAAATGGCGGTCTATGTCGTGGTCAGGGATGGGCTGGGAGCGCCGCGCGACGTGCGTGCAGCGAACATCTGTCAAAAGATCCTGTCATTCGTTCCTGGTCAAAACTGGGACAACCCGGCGATGGGCGAAGCCCGCAACGTCCGAATGCATACGCTTGTCTCCTCCAAGGCCAAGGATCATGCAGTCTCGCTTTGGGCCGTGACATGGGATCAACCGATCAGCTTCTTTCAGCCTGAAGCGCGACCGCTCGGAGTAGAGCTGTATGTGGCGCAGGTGTCTGGAGACGAGCCTGAGGTCGAAGAAGACTACACCCAAATCGGGGGGCAAGGCTGATGTCTGAAGCGCTCGCCGAAGCGGATCGCCGTATCGAGAACATCGTCCGCGTAGGCCGGATCGCTTCTGTCGATCCTGGTACCGCCACCGCCATCGTTGATTTTGGCAGTTTTTCATCACCGCCTTTACCCGTTTCTCAACTGCGCGCCGGTGGGATGCAGTTTTGGTGGATGCCCACAGTTGGGGAGCAGGTGATCGTCATATCCGAGAGCGGTGAAATCGCTCAGGGCTGTATCGCAGCCTCGATCTATGCGGGAAACGCACCAAGCTCCGACGCCGCCGTCCCGCAAATCAACTTGGCCGGTGGTGAGATGATCATCAAGGGAACGCTCAACGTGACCGTCGATGTGAACGTTGAGGGCGACGTTCATGTTGGCGGTGATGTTCAGGTCGGCGGGGACGTTCACGTTGGGGGCGCTGTTCATGTTGGCGGTGCTGTGCTGGCTAACGGCGACGTCTCTGCCAAGGGCGTCAGCCTTGCCAACCACACCCACAGTGGCGTCGAGCGTGGACCTTCCAACACAGGGAAACCGATCTGATGAATGAAAAGAAAGATTACACCGTCAAAGCCGATGGCTGGGTTGCAGGCAAGTGGCGCGCCAAGGGCAGCACCGTGTCTCTGACCGCTGTCGAAGCCAAGTACGAAAACGTCACTCTTGTGTTGATCGGCATCGATCTGGCTGGAGGCGCTGACGAAACCGTTGTCACCGAGATCTCGGCAGACAAGGCAAAAGCTGAAACTAACAAACGGAGCCGCACCAAGAAATGATCGGTATGAACAGGCATACGGGTCGGAAGATCGAAGGTCTAGCGCATCTGGCGCAGTCGATCCTCGACATTCTGACGACGCCCAAAGGCTCGCTGGTGATGCTGCGAGACTACGGCTCCGATTTGCCTGACGTGATCGACCAGCCGCTCAATGGCGAGACCATGATCGACGCTTACCTCGCGACAGCCGAGGCGCTTGACCTTTGGGAGCCTCGCATCGATCTGGCCCGTATCGAATTGGTTGCCACCCGTGCGGGCTACGCCGAGTTCGAACTGTATGACGCGGAAGGAAACGTGATCCCGATGCCTGTCGATCTCAATGCAGAGGTGGCAGCATGAGTGGTTTCACTTCGATCGATCTGAGCAAACTGCCCGCGCCAGAGGTTATCAAGACGGTCGAATATGAGGTGCTGCTGGCTGAAATGAAGGCCGAGGCAATCAGCTTTATGCCTGATCTCGAAGCCTATCTGTCGCTCGAGAGTGAACCGACCGCGCAGCTCCTGCGGGTCTGCGCCTATTACCGGATGCTCGATCGACTGGAGTTCAATGACGGGGCAAGGGCCTGCATGTTGGCGCTTTCCACCGGAAGCAACCTCGATCAGCTCGCTGCTCTTTTTGGCGTTACCCGGCAAGTGATCCAAGAGGCTAACCCGAATGCGGTGCCGCCAATACCCGAGGTGCTTGAGGATGACGACCGGTTGCGCATCCGTGCGCATCTCGCGCCGGAAGGCTTCCCAACAGCGGGACCGCGAGGCGCTTACATCTTCTGGGCGCTGTCTGCGTCGGGTGCAATTAAGGACGTGTCTGTTGACGCACCGCGCTTTGATAAGCTGGAGCTTGATCCCTCTATTGCTGCTCAACTGCCCGCAGATGTTTTAGTGCTTCGGGTCGTCGATGACGCTGGGCTTGACGATCCTATGCCGGGCGATGTGGCAGTTACGGTTCTTTCCCGCGATGGTGACGGCACTCCGTCACAGCAGGATTTGAGTGCCGTTAGCACCGGGTTAAACGAAGAAGATATTCGTCCTCTGACCGATCATCCGCGCGTCAAACCCCCCACAATCATTCCTTATCAGGTCGAAGCCATGCTGACCCTTTACAACGGGCCAGACGAAGGCCTTGTGCTTGCAGCCGCCCGAGAGGCCATTGAAGCCTACGTGGACGAGCATCACCGGCTTGGCCACGACATCACGATTTCTGGCCTACATGCGGCATTACACCAAGCCGGAGTGCAGAATGTCGATCTGATCCAGCCCGCCGCCCATATCGAGGTGGATGATTATCAGGCGGCGTATTGCACCGGCATCACCCTGACCGTGGGAGGTCGTGATGTCTGATCTTTCTTCGGTCCTCAAACCCAACGCGACGCGGCATGACCAGGCGATTGAGCAGGCGATCCGCAAGGGCACCCCCGATCTGACGTCGGTGGCCACGTTGATGAACCCCGACACATGCCCTTCCGAATTGCTTGGGTGGCTCGCTTGGGCCTTCTCGGTCGAGACCTGGGAGGCAAGCTGGCCGGAGGCTACCAAGCGCGCGGTCATCAAGCGCAGCATCGAACTGCACCGCCTGAAGGGTACGATCGGCGCTGTGCGGCGGGCACTGGAGACGCTGGGCTATGCCATCGATATCTCCGAATGGTTCGAATATGGCGGAACACCGTACACCTTCCGCATCGCAGTCGATGTTCTCGGCTCGCACTCCTTAGGCATCGAGATCAGCCCGGACCTCTTGGCCGAGATCGTCGAAGTAATCGACAACGTGAAGCCGGTGCGGGCGCATTTCGACGTGGCGCTCAATGTCTGCATCGATACCCCCGCCTATGCCGGGGCGTTTCAACACACAGCCATAAGGGCAGAAGCGGTGGCAGACATACCGCCCGCACCGGTTCTGACGGCGCAATCTGGATATGCAGCGGTGGCGCACACCCACCTGCGCGTGGAAGTCGGAGGCTGACATGGCATCGTTTGCAATGCTTACGAATGTGGGCCGTAACAAGGAAGCGGCGGCGCTGGCAAATGCCACGGCACTCGAAATCTCCGAAATTGCGTGGGGCGATGGCACCCGTATTCCGGCAGGCGGCGAAACTGCCCTGGAGAATGAACAAGGACGTAAAGCTGTCCAAGGCCAGGGCACTGTTGCAGACGCACTCAACACGGCCTTTTTCGATGTGCTGTTGACCGAGGACGAAGGACCGTTTGTGATCCGCGAAGCCGGTATCTTCGATGTGGATGGCGATATGATCGCCATCGCTCATTATGATCCGCCGGTGAACAAACCGCTCAACACAGTCTCGGCCCATCTGCGCATCAAAGTGGTTTTCACCGACCTACAAAACCTGATTATTCAGATTGACGCCTCCACTGCGTTCGTCACACCGGAGCAGTTGGCTCAAGCGATTGGAGCGCTGAAAGCCCCGACAGTCACACTTCTCACCGAGGGCGCAAACGCCACCTACGTCACGCCGGAAGGCTGCAAAGCGCTGCACGTCAAAGGCGTTGGCGGGGGGGCGGGAGGTGAATTCCCGAGAAGCCACACAGGCATCCCAATCCGCTTTGGCATGCCCGGTGCCGGTGGTGCCGGGTTTGAAGCGTGGCTCACACCGGAGCCATTGCAGGAGTTCACCTACACAGTTGGTGCAGGCGGTTCGCCTGGCAGTTACAGCGATGGGCAGGGCAGCTCCGGCGGCTCCGGCGGCACCACCCGTTTTGGGAGCATCACTGCCAATGGCGGTACCAACGTCCATCCGTCAACGACAGCGACGGCATGGCATGGCAACGATCCGTTAACGAAAGTGCTCACTTTTCGCGGATCACCGGGAAGACGTGACAGCTACAGTTCCGACGACAACCGTGAATTCTTTCAGGATGCCGGGGGGTCCATCTTCGGACCGTCAGATTCGATAGTTGCATGGGGCAGCGGGCAAGACGCCACAGTTCCCGGAACAGGAGGTGTTGGCGGCGTTACGGGGGCGCCCATGTTCCCAAGGTCTGGCGCTGACGGGATTATCGTCGTGACGGAGTACTACTGATGAAGACTGTCGCTGAAATCACCGATGGCCGTGTGACCAATATCGCGCGGATCAAAGCCGATGCGCCTGTGCCTTACGGCTGGGTCGAATGCACCGATGCCGTTTGTATCGGCGATCTCTTTGACGGCCAAGCATTCACGGCCCCTGCTGCCCCTGCAGTTCCGGTGATCCCGTTTGAAGAGGCCAAAGCCTCGGCCATAGCGACAGTGTACGACACGCACGCCAGTTACTTGCGCCAAGCGACTGACAACGCCACGCCCGAAGAGCGGGACACATGGCCTGCGAAGAGCGCGGCTGCAACAGCCTACCTAGCGGGCACCGCCACCGCTGCCCAGATCGCGTTTATGGACGCGGCGGCGGCGCGCGACGGCGTCACGCCTGACGGGCTGGCCGGGACCATCATCACCAAGGCAGACGCATACCTTGGCCATATCGGTCAGGCCGACGATCTCCGTGCTTCGGGCCGCGCCGCCGTCGAGGCCGCTACCACCCACGATGCGCTGCAAGCCGCACTGGACGCGTTCGAGGCCGAGGCACAGGCGGCGTTTGACGCGCTGGGAGCTGAAGGAGGTTAAGATGGCGTCTTACGCAATGCTCACAAGTGTCGGTCGCAACAAAGAAGCGGCGGCTCTTGCCAATGCCTCGGCACTCAACATTGCCGAGATTGCGTGGGGCGATGGCGAGCGCATTCCGGCTGGCGGCGAGATCGCACTGGAGAATGAACAGGGGCGCAAGCCGGTCTCGGCACAGGGTGTCACGGAAGGTGCGCTCAACACTGCCTTTTTCGAAGTGCTGCTGGCCGAGAATGAAGGTCCGTTTGTGATCCGCGAGGCCGGTCTCTTCGATGCGGATGGCGACATGATTGCCGTGGCAATGTATGACCCGCCGGTAAACAAGCCGCTTAACACAGTCTCGGCGCATCTGCGGATCAACGTGGTGTTTTCAGATTTGGAAAACCTGATCATCCGTGTCGATGTCAGCACCGCTTACGCATCGGCAGACCGCACCCTGACGGCAGGCACTGGCCTGAAGGGCGGCGGCGATCTGACCGAAGATCGCACATTCGCCTTGGACTTCGCCACCAAAGCCCAAGCGCTGGCGGGCGAGCGTGCAGACAAGGCAATGTCCCCCCTGCGCGTGGACGAAGCGATCAAGGGAGTGAGACCCCCAACGGTCAGAATATTCACACATGGCGCGGGCGTGTACACCACACCGGTAGGCTGCAAGGCCATACATGTGAAAGGAGTGGCTGGCGGTCAGGGAGGTGAACAACCCTTCGCCACCCTATCAGGTGATTGGCGCTATGGACATCCGGGCGGCGGCGGCGCGGGTTTTGAAGCATGGCTGACGCCAGACCCGGGACAGGAGTACGCCTACGCAGTTGGTGCAGGTGGTTCGGGCGGTTCTGGCGGGATCAACGGCGCATGGGGAGGCCAAGGCGGCAATACCTCCTTTGGGCACATTGGCGCGAATGGCGGCGGTGGGACCCTTCCCGGCCCGACAGCACATGCATCGGGGGGCAACCTCAATTTTCGCGGCTCTCCGGGCATTCAGAACTGGTTCGAAGACAGCGAAGGCCGAGAGCGTCCAAAAATGCCGGGTGGGTCCATTTTCGGGCCGTCTGACTCGTTAAATGACGAGGACATTCAGCAAGCTGCCACAGTACCCGGCACCGGCGGCGCTGGCGGCGTCACTCGGGTTACGGCCTCAACTCAGCCTGTCGGGGTGCCCCCTCCTCCTGCTCCTAGATCTGAGGGGCGAGATGGCGCTGACGGCATCATCATCGTTACGGAGTACTACTGATGAAAAAGGCAGCGCAAATCACCGATGGCTGTGTTTCAAATCTCATAAGGATTGAGGATGACGCGCCCGTCCCTGAAGGTTGGGTCGAAGCAGACGCCGCCGTTCGTATCAATGATGTTTATGACGGCCAGACATTCACGCCGCCTGCTGCCCCGGTCGTCCCGTTTGAAGACGCCAAGGCAAATGCTTTGGCCGAAGTGAACGCAGCGCACGCAAGCTATCTGCGTGCGCTGCTTGAGAGCGCCTCGCAGGAAGAGCGGGACACATGGCCCATAAAGGCCAGTGCCGCAAAAGCATACATGGCCGGAACGGCCACAGATGCTCAGACGGCGCTGATTGAAACCGAGGCGGCGGGCGGGGGTATCTCGCCTGACGATCTGGCCGAGAAAATCATCAACAAGAATGAGTTGGAAGACGCCGCATATCATGACCACATCGGTCAGGCCGCTGCTCTTCGTGCCTCGGGTCGCGCCGCCGTCAAGGCCGCTGCCACCCATGACGACCTGCAAGCCGCACGTGAGGCATTCTACGCCGAGGCTCTTGCCGCGTTTCAGACGCTGGCAGGAGGCCAATCATGACAATCCAAAAGCAAAACAAATCTGCAACCAAAGGAGGCACCCATGCCTGAGCAGTTTCTCCACGGGGTGGAAGTCATCCAGATTGATGATGGTATTCGCCCCATTCGCACCGCCAAAAGCTCGGTGATCGGCCTCGTGGGTACCGCCCCAAATGCTAACGTCGACGAGTTCCCCGAAGACACCCCGCTACTGATCGAAGGACCGCGCAAAGCGGCGCTGCTCGGTGACGCGGGCACTCTGAAGGATGCCTATGAAGCGGTCTATGCCCAGGGCGCTTCCTTGGTCGTGATGGTTCGTGTCGCCGAAGGTGCGGATGCTGCCACGACGCTGGCTAAAGTGGTCGGCGATGCCACCCAAGGCACCGGCCTCTGGGCCTTTGAGGCATCCGCATCCAAGCTTGACCTGACGCCGCGCATCCTCGCTGCACCCGGCTTCACCCAAACCGTGCCTGGCGAGCCTGCCAGCCCGGTCGTCACCAACCTGATCGCAGTCGCCGAAAAACTGCGAGCGGTGGTGGTGGCGGATGGCCCAAACACCAATGAAACCGACGCCAAGGCAGACCGCCAAAACTGGGGGTCCGACAGACTGTTCATTGTAGATCCCGCCGTGACCGTGTTTGACAACGTGTCGGCCTCTTACGTGACCCGACCGGCCTCTGGCTATGTTGCCGGGCTGATCGCCAAGCGCGACATCGAGAAGGGCTTCTGGTGGTCGCCGTCCAACCAGGTGATCAATGGGATCTCCGGCACGGCGCGCCCGGTCAGCTTCCACCTCAGTTCAACCGAAACCGAGGCCAACCGGATGAATGAGGCCGAAGTTGCGACAATCATCCGCCGCGACGGCTTCCGGCTCTGGGGCAACCGGGGCACCAGCCCTGATGCGCAATGGGCCTTCCTGTCTGTCCGCCGCACGGCCGACATCATCTATGAGAGCATTGAGCGCGCCCATCTCTGGGCGATGGACCGCCCAATGTCGGCGCAACTCCTCATGGACATTCGCGACGGCGTTCAGGCGTTCGGTCAGCAGATGGTCAACACTGGCGCTCTCTTGGGCTTCAATTGCTGGCTGGATCCCGAGCTGAACACAGAAGCCACTCTGAAGGCCGGGAAACTCTACCTCGACTTCGACTTTGAACCACCCGCACCGCTTGAGCACTTGATCTTCCGCGCACACCGCAACGGCGACTACTACGACGAGTTGATCGCCGAAGTTGGCGCGGCAGCATAAGGAGGACTGATCATGATGCAGTACCCGCGCACAATCCGTAACTTCAACGCCTTCGTCGATGGGGTCAGCTACGCTGGTCGCGTCCTGGAGGGCAAACTGCCCGAACTGAAGATACAGACGGCAAGCCACCGTGGTGGCGGTATGGACGGCCCTGTCGCTGTCGATATGGGCATGGAGGCAATGCAGGCCGAGCTGACCCTCGCTGAATGGCCACCCGAGTTGATCAAGATGTTTGGCACCCGCCAGCGGATGACCCTGCGTCCCGGCGCGATGGGCGAGAATGACTTCTCGGCCGACAGCTATGTCGGCACGCTTGGTGGTCGCTGGTCCATGACCAACTTCGGTGATCTGAAGTCCGGGTCTGACATGCCGCTGAAGCTGACGCTCGAGGTCGATTACTTCCGCATGCTGAAGGACGGCGACGAGCTGTTCGAGATCGATATCGAGGCAGGCAAGCGGATCATCGGCGGTGTAGATCAGCTCGCTGAGTTGCGCGCCGCGATGGGCTTCTGAACCGCCTACAGTGAACCTCCAGGCGTTAGCGCATCCCCGTTCACGCCTGGTTAAAACACCCTCTCAAACAGGATTTGTACCATGACCAAGAAGAAACATGACGTTACCCTGTCCGCTGCCGTCAAGATCGACGGCAAAGACGTGACCGGCATTGATCTGCGCAAGCCCCAGACTGGCGAACTGCGCGGCCTCAAGATGACGGATGTGCTTCAGATGGACACCGACGCCATGATCAAGCTCTTGCCACGCATCACTCAACCCCCGCTGACCTCGGCTCAGGTAGCCGCACTGGATCCGGCCGACTTCGTGGCGCTCTGCGGGAAGACAGTGCTTTTTTTCGCGAAGAAGTCGGAGCTTCAGGCGCTGGAAGCGAATACCTGAAGCTACCCGACGATGTGGAAGACGCGATGGCCGACATCGCCTCGGTCTTCCACTGGCAGCCTGATGCGATGAGGGGCATGCCCCTCGAAGAGTTGGCACGGTGGCGCGAGAAGGCACGAGAACGCTTCGAGGTTCAGAACAACCCGGGACGTTCCCCGTTGAACCAACGATAGGAACGGAAACGAGATGGCCGCTGGCGACCTGAACATTGCGCTCATTCTGAAGCTGGTGGATCAGGCAACCGGACCAGCACGCGCTGTTACGAACTCCCTCCGCCGGATCGGTGCGGTCACGGAAGAAACGGGTCGCGCCGGTGTCGCCTGGGCCAATGAGCAACTGGCCGCAAATCAGGCTCGCCGTTCGGCCCTCATGGGCGAAGCTTTCGGTGTCGCCGCTCTGGCTGGATCGCTGGCCGCCTCGCTAAAGCCAGCGATTGATTTTGAACGCTCGATGGCCGAGGTCGCGGCCGTCGCCCGCGCTGATGATGAAGAGCTTGCCAAGCTGACAGAGACCGCCCGAGAGTTGGGCGCAACGACACCCTGGGCTGCGTCGGAAGCCGCCCAGGGGATGCGTTTTCTTGCAATGGCAGGTTTCGAGGTCAACGAGACTGTTGAGGCAATGCCCGGAATGCTCAACCTTGCCAGCGCCGGCGCAATCAATCTCGGTCAGGCGGCGGATATTGCCTCGAACGTCTTGAGTGGCTTCGGCATGGAAGCCGATCAGATGGGCCGTCTGGGCGACGTGCTGACCAACACCTTCACCACCTCTAACACCGATCTCACCATGCTGGGTGACACCATGAAATACGTAGCCCCGAATGCGGCTGCGCTTGGCGTATCTCTTGAACAGACAGCGGCGATGGCGGGCAAGCTTGGTGATGCTGGCATCCAGGGCAGCCAGGCGGGCACCGCGCTCCGGGCCATGATGTTGCGTCTGGCGGCGCTTCCTAAGCCTGCGGCCGACGCAATGGCCGAACTGGGCGTACAGACCGTTGATGCCAGCGGCAACCTGCGAGACATGCCCACAATCCTTGCCGAAGTGCATGAGAGCCTTCAGCGCCTCGGCTCTGGCCAGCAAGCCAAGCTGATCAACGATATCTTCGGCATGGAAGCCGCCAGCGCCGCTACGATCCTTCTCGAACAGGCGGGCAGCGGTGCGCTGCAATCCTATGCCGATAGCCTGACCGAGGCAGGTTCGGCTGCGCGTGTGGCCGCAAAACTCAATGAGAACACAGCAGGGTCATTGAAGCGACTGCAAAGCATTGCTGAAAGCGCGGCGATCTCGATCGGCACAGTGCTGTTACCCGAGATCGTCGCATTGATTGAGACTGTCATTCCTGCGATCGCAGCTCTCCAGGGCTTGGCCGAGGCACACCCAGAACTGATCGGCTTGATCTTCAAACTGACTGCTGGGCTTCTGGTCTTCCGTCTCGGCTCGATAGCACTGCGGTGGGTGCTGTTCTCAATACTGACACCAATCTTGCATATTATCCGCGCCGGAAGCTGGCTCCTGGTGCTTCTGCCGCAGCTCGGCCGCGCGCTGCTGGCACTCTTAAACCCGATGAAGCTGGTGCGCGGCGCGTTGATTGCGATCCGTCTTGCATTTCTCGCTACCGGGATCGGTGCACTGTTGGCCGGTGTCGCGATGGCGGGCATCTGGATCTACAACAACTGGCAGGGTTTGAAGACTTTCTTTGTCGGTTTCTGGCGCACCTTCCGCGAGGCGCTTGGCCCGGCCGCTCCCATGCTTGACGCCATCATCAACTACGCCCAGCAGATTTGGGAATGGTTCACGAACCTGCTCGGTCCGATGGATGCAACCGAAGAGCAATGGCTGAGCTGGGGTCAGAACGCCGGTGAAGCCCTCGGTGAGGTGGTCGGTAGTGTTGCACGCTGGGTTGAAGAGAACAAAGGGCTGATCAGCACCGTTGCCAGGCTCTATGCGTGGTTCTTTGCACTCCGCCTGATCTGGCAGTTCCCAATGGCTCCGATCCGCACCGCTGGTCGCGTTCTGGCGTGGGTAGCAACTGGTCCGATCAAGTGGTTGCTAGGCGGCGTTGGCCTCTTATCCAAGGCATTCATCCGCCTCGGCGTTCTGATGCTGACCAATCCGATCGGGCTGATCATCGCCGGTGTCGCAGCGCTTGCCTACGTCGTCTACGACAACTGGGATCAGATCGTCAGCTTCGTCATCGAGAAGGTGGATGCCGTCAAAGCGGCCTTTGATGAAGGGCTGTTAAACGGGGTGTTTAAACTCTTGGCTGAGTTCAATCCGTTTACGCTTGCGACCGAGGCAATGAAGGGTCTGATAGCCTATGTCATGGAATTGTTGGGCGTCCCGGAAGAGATCGTTCAAGCGTTCCGTGAGTTCAGCCTATTTGATGTCGGTGTCGAGTTGCTGCAGGGGCTATGGGACGGAATGGCCTCCCTTGTGCCGCAGATGGTTGCCGCGATCTCAGAGAAGTTGTCTAGCATCGTGCCAGACTGGATGCAGGATGCCTGGAACTGGGTGACTGCGGCAGAGGATGCGCCTGAAGCAAACCCGAACGGTGAACGCGATCGCGGAGGCCCGGTCCGTGCGGGCATGCCTTACCTGGTGGGCGAACGCAGCCCGGAGATTTTCGTGCCGGGCGTATCGGGCACCATTCTGCCCGGTCGTGTGCTGAAGGCCGCAATGGCGGCCTCGGCGATTGCCGCGCCGGTTGCTGCGATGCCCTCCCATGCCGAGATCGTCGAAACTCTTGATCGTCGCCCGGTGATGTCGGCTCCAGCTCCCGCGCCACAGATCACCCGAGAAGGCGACACTGTCACGATCAACATTTATCCGACGCAGGGCATGAGTGCGGAAGACATTGGCCGCGAGGTTGAGCGTCGTCTGGCACGGCGTGAAGATGCGCGGCGCGCAGATCTGCACGACGGGGTGGATTACTGATGCAGCTTGGACTGGTCATGATGGCGCTCGGAAGCTTTCGGTTTGGAATGACGAACGGGGCTTACCAACAGTTTTCACGAAACGCCGGGTATCGCTGGAACGAGGTCGAACGTATCGGCCGCGAACCGGCGTTGCAGTATCTCGGTCCCGGCGCACAGGAGGTTGCGATCGAGGGCGTGATCTATCCGCACTTCAAGGGGGGACTGCACCAGGTCGATCTGATGCGTCTGAATGCAGGCAATGGCCTACCGATGATGATGGTCGATGGCTTGGGTTGGGTTTGGAAACGCTGGGTGATTGTGCGGGTGGAAGAGCGCAAGAGCTATCTCCTACGCGACGGCGCGCCACGCAAGATTGAGTTCTCACTCACTCTTAAGAGCTACGGGCCGGATACTGGCGATTTGGCTTCGTTCATCGGAGGTCTGCTATGAGTACCTACCGCACGATCGATGGCGACATGGTCGATGCCATCTGTAAGTCTCATTACGGCCGCGAAGATATGACGGTCGCCGTCTATAATGCCAATCCCGGCCTCGCCGCGCTTGGGCCAGTCTTGCCAAAGGGCGTGTTGATCAAGCTGCCCAACGTGCCCGAGCAAACTGTCCGCAAACCGATCCGGCTCTGGGGGTGATCCATGCACATCGCTTATCAGATCATCGCTGACGGAACGGATGTCACCGGCAACTTTCAGGACCGCCTTACGAGCCTGACCATCATCGATGAGGCCGGGCTGAAGTCCGACACGGCCGAGATCATGGTTGATGATCGCGATTACCTGGTCGCGCTGCCTAAAACTGGCGCAAAGCTCAAGATCGCTCTCGGTTTTGTCGGAGACCTTGTCGAGATCGGAACCTATGTTGTCGATGAAACAAGCGGGGAGATCGCGCCGGACACCATGACGATCAGCGCCAAGGCGACCGATATGCTGAGTGGTATCCGCGCCCGCAAGACACGAAGCTGGCGCGACGTGACGATCGAGGACATCGTCGGCAAGATCGCCGGTGAACACGGTCTTAAATCGCTGGTGAGCGACAGTTTGAAGGCGCATTCTTACAGGTACCAAGCGCAGACATCCGAGAGCGATCTCAACTTCCTGACCCGGCTGGCCAAGGGTCTAGACGCTGTCTCAAAGCCCGCAGGCGAATACCTAGTCTTCACCAAGCACGGAGAAGGCAAAGCTGCGGACGGATCAGATTTGCCCATCTTTGTCGTTCACCGCACTCAAATGAAGGGTGGCTCCTGGAAAATCACCGGGCGCGGGAGATACGGCCGGGTGACTGCTGAATGGGGCGAGCGCGGTACCGCAGTTACCCGCAGGGCGACCGCCGGGGACAGGGAGCCAGAGCTGGCGCTGCGCCATCGCTATCCCACCGAAGCTGAAGCCCAAAGTGCGGCCGACGCTGCCCTCACGCGTTCACGCCGGGCCAGCGGCAAGATCAGCATCGAACTGGGTGGTTTCTGGGGTGACCTAATGGCCGAGGCCAAGGTCGATCTCCAGGGCATCAAGCCTGAGCTGACCGGCGAATGGCTAATCACCCGTGTCCAGCACCGTCTAACCGACACCCTGACCACCAGCTTTGATGCCGAGCGCGACAATGAGAAGGGCAAGGGATGAGCGAATTGAGCGTCGAATAACGGAGGTCAAGGGGCGCGCCAACGCCCCTCAACACGGGGCCAAACTCTCACATCCGACCCCGCCGACCAGCAAAAGCTTATGGCCGCTCCTCCCTTCGAAGGGATCGGCATTGAGGCACGATTCTACACCCTATGAAAAGAGAGCTTTTACACCCCGTTAAACCCGTCAATCCAGTAGCGCCTTGGCTCGGCGGGAAGCGCAATCTTGCGAAGCGGATCACCGCCATCCTTGATGGTGTCCAGCACCAGACCTACGCCGAGCCATTCGTCGGCATGGGTGGTATCTTCCTGCGGCGCGCAATGCAGCCGCGCTCGGAAGTGATCAACGATTTCGGCCGCGATGTCAGCAATCTGTTCCGCATCCTGCAAAGGCACTATCCGCAATTCCTGGAGGTGCTGCGCTTCCAGCTCACCACCCGCGCCGAGTTTCTACGCTTGGTCGATACCGATCCAGACACCCTAACCGATCTGGAGCGTGCTGCGCGCTTTCTTTACCTGCAGCGCACCGCTTTCGGAGGCAAGGTCTCAGGCCGCAACTTTGGTGTCAGCAAGGATCGGCCGGGCCGCTTCAACCTGACCACGCTAGAACCCATGCTGGAAGACTTGCACAGCCGCATGGCGGGTGTCGTGATCGAATGCCTGGACTATGCCGAGTTCATCTGGCGCTATGATGGCCCAGCTACTCTGTTCTATCTCGACCCACCTTATTGGGGCAGCGAGAGTGACTACGGCAAAGATATGTTCGCCCGTGAAGAGTTTGATCAGATGGCAGACCAGCTCGGCCGGATCAAAGGCCGCTTCCTGATGTCGATTAATGACGTACCCGAAATCCGTGAGATTTTTGACGCCTTCCACCTAAGTCAGGTTTCCACTACCTATTCGGTCAGCAAGGTCAATGAAGGACGAGGCCAGCGCGCCGAACTGCTGATCTCGAACTTTAGATTCGACTGAACTATCGAAGGAACACGGTTTAATGAAACTGGTAGCATCGACCGCTCTAGCGCTCGCCCTGACCGCACCTCAAGCAATCGCTGAAGACCTGGCACCGGATGCGTGGGTTTCCGAAGCGAGTTGCGCCGATGTACTCCACCGCATAAAAAACCCGATGGACAAAACCGGAGTGTCTTCCCCTATGTCAGCTTTGGCTTACGTCGGTGCGATCTTCGGTTACATCGAAGGCTACCGAGCCGCGCGAGACCTCGCAATGGCACCTGATGAATTTAAAAAGGACGTACTGGGCCGATGTGTAGATTTGCCTGAAGTACCGTTCAAGGTCTCGCTTGAACAGGCCGCATCCGACGCCGCTTAAACACTTCGAGCGGCTACAAACGTTACTGCAAACAGCCCTTATGGCCGTAGGGGTCCGAACTCGTGGCTTCCCTTCAAGATGAGCAATCAACCTTTGGGCGCTCAGTGAGCATGCGATTTCCTTCGCGTTGCCGCGATTCACCGTGGTAGGAAGCTGGGACAGTTAGTATTTGGGGGACGGCATGACACAACTTATCGGCGACGTAGCAAACCGAGTGCTTCGCCTACCCAAGCCTTCCAACACAGCCGATGCACTGCAACCGGTGTTCGAAGCCGTCAGCAACGGCATGCACGCGATACAAGACAAGTTCCGCGACAAGGCACAGTCGGCCGGGTCGTTGCAAGTTCTTTTCGAAGACATCCGCAACTCGGCGACGTACCAAGTCATTGTTACAGACAACGGGATTGGGCTCGATGACGAGCGCTTCAATGCGTTTTGCACCACAGACACAGCATTCAAGATTGCGCGCGGTGGCAAAGGCGTGGGAAGGCTTCTGTGGCTGGACGCGTTCAGCATGATCCACGTCAATAGTATATTCGAAGAAGGCGGAAGGTTGTATCGCCGGACCTTTGATTTCAGTCTTTCGGGCGTCGAACCGATATTCAACGAGGAGCTATCGGAGATATCTGGACGCGCCGAGACCGGGACGGCGATTACGCTCACTGGCCTAAGGTCAAACTCATACGCAACGGCCATGCCAGTCCAGTTTGCGGTAATTCAGAAACACTTCGCCTCCCATTTCCTCGCAGACTTTCTGTTGGGCAAAGCGCCTGCGATGACGGTGAGCTTCGAAGACCGCGATGCATCGTTTCCGCAAGCGGTGAATGATTTGTTGGTTGAGAAACGGGAAAGCGTTGACTTCACCTCGAACACTTTCGGCGATCTGACTCTTGATGGTTACATCATGAAGAAAGAGGCCAGTTCCGATCTCGACGGCAGCCACCAGATGCACTTGGTTTCGTCTGGTCGAACGGTACAGACCCGAAAGATCGACGGCTTGCTCGGGGTCAAGAAAATCGGCCCGGACAATGACAGTGTACTTCATTGCTGCGTAACCGGACCGTTCTTGGATGAGCGGGTGAACCAAGAGCGCACACAGTTCAATTTCGGCGAAGATGTCGCCGCCGACCTTACAAAAGAATGCGTGGATCAGGCCAAAGCAAATATCGTGGTCGAAGAGGTCTCATCCTACGAGGATTACCGTATTGGACGGTTGGATGATTTCGTCGAGTACTACCCCAGCTTTGGGTTCGAAGACACGCCTTCGCTTCTGAAAAGGACGCCCGTGAGTGCGGACAACCATGAGGCCTTCGCAAAGGCGCTCATCCCGCACAAGATTCGCGCAGACAAGGATCGGCGAGAACAGGTGCAGGCAGTGCTGGATCGTTTGATGACTGACGAGGGAATCCAGCCTGACCTATCAGAAGAAATCAGAAAGGTGGCAGCCGCCGCATCGGCAGACGAAAATCGCCAACTCATGGAATACGTGATACGGCGGAAGTTCATTATAGAGATACTGGATGCGCTTCTGGGCAAGGTCCGGGTCCTAAGCGGGAAGTTCGACACACACCTTGAAGGGACATTCCACCAACTGATTTGTCCTATGCGGGTTGTCGGGAACGACCCATACCGCACGGCTCCCGCCTCGCATGATCTATGGCTTCTGGATGAACGGTTAGCTCCGGCAAAATATTTCGCCTCGGACGCACGAATTGAAGATTTTATGGTCGACGGTGACAAGGATCGGGTTGACTTGATGATCTGGGACAAGGTGCATGGTTTGGGCCTTGGACATGACGACAAGCTGTCACGGGTTCTTCTTGTGGAATTCAAAAAACCTGAACGCACCGGTTACAGCGGGAACTATGTTCTCGGCCGTCAGATGAATCGATACATCGAGAAACTGAAGAACCGAGAAGTGCGCTCGCACACCGGCACTATTGTCGAGTTGTCGGAAGATGTTGTGTTCCATTGTTACGTTGTCGCCGACATTGTCGGCGATCTCGAAGCCGACACTCGAAACTGGAATCGCTCCCCGAGCGGACGTGGGCGTTTTCAATATCTGCAAGGTGACGACAAAGGCACCATTGAGGTCGTGGAATGGAAAGAGCTGGTTCGGGACGCAAAAGTGCGCAACCAGAACTTCCTTGAGGCCGCAAGGCTGTCTTTCACGCAGAAAGGTGATCGCCTGTTCGCTGGCGACAACACCGATCAAACCGAAGCTGCTGAATAG